TGGGTCTAAAGAAGAAAGGCAAGCGGCTGTTAATTGGGACAACCTTATCTGTAAACATCTTCTTTGCATCAGCACCTGTCTTTGATAGTATACCAACCCTAGAATCTCTGGCAAGGGTTGCAATGTTCACACACTCAGAAGATGACATAAATGAGAACCCAGAACGACGGATCTTAAGATATATCATTCCGAAGGATCTATCATCAGCCCTACATGCCTCCCAGAAAATAAAAAATATCCTGTTGGCTTCACGGTAGTCGGGGTACCCGATATCTATACTAGACCACTGAAGATACATCCAGTGCGCCCCAGTTATATAGGTAGGCTTCCCATTGTTCATGAACCAAAACCCCTCTTCCCTGTAATCAAACTGCTTCTCTATGTAATCAACCCACCTGTCCTTAAACTCGGCAGGCATCTCGTTCCAATGGAATATAGACTGTATCTTGGATAGCTCCTTTGGCAAGTCAACCCTATCCCAGTACTGATCCTCCTTTAGTTCACTTCTTGAGTAAATACTATCCGGTTCTGCCGGAAGCGCAATCGCAAGTCCAGATATTTCAACAACCTCTCCTATACGACCAGTCTTTGATATTACGACCATATCGTACTTCTCGTTGTACCCATACCTCCAAGCCTTAGCATTATTCTTTGAGGACATAACGCTCTTAGGTACGTAGTCTACGAGAACCCTATAGATACTATTGTTTACTTCTTCTTTCAGCAAAGCCCTGCTTTGTTTCAGTTTTATTTAATCCCTTCTCAGACATCTCTATACTTTCACGCTCAGCTTCTATCCTATTAAGAATCTCGAACGCATCAAATATAGCTAGCTTCTTTGTGGCAGCAGCATTCTTAAGCCTGTCCGCAGCAAGCTCATCATCCGGGTCCGGCTTTATAATCTCCTCCTTTGCAACCTTAATAAGTTGCTCTACAGCCCTATGCCCTGCCTCAATAATTTTTAGCTTTATCTCTTTCATTTCTTTTCTCTTAGAAAGACAACCTGTATCAGCCTTGATGATTCACCAGCACCAAAGTTCTCAAATATATTTCTATGGTGCGGAAGATTTGAATCGAACATGATAGCCCTATTAAACTTTGAGTATACAACAGAGGCTATCTTGCCATCGAGATCATATACCGTTGTACCATCATTTTCAGGATGCTGCTTACTTAAATATAGTATAGCTGTTATATCCCCCATCATATCATCAGTGTGCATGAAGTTGGGTTCCTCCTGATTTAAGGGAGACATCCTAATAAAGTTCCAAGCCACCTCAAAAGAGTCGCCTGCTATGCTTAAAACATAGTCAGAAAACTCGTCGTTATTCCTTGGCTGTATACCCTTGAATAAATTCTTACCATCAAAGACATCAGAGAACTGCCTAGAATATATATCGACAACATACTCGTTAGGGTCATGCAGCACGTTATCTATTACCATCATATTCATAGAACCATTGTTATTTGATGATCAAACATTCTATACAGCTTCTCACCATCAACATTAAACTCGTACTCGCTATCTGGCGCAAAGCATACCTTGTCACCAGAACTAACCCCCTTCTCAGTCATGTATCCATTTGGATACACCATAATACCAATCAGAGGCTCTTCGGAGAATGGCTTCTTGATGTATGAGTCTGTAACTGGGATCGGCTTAACAAAGCAGTACTTATCGTATGCTATCCATTTGTCATCACGCTTATACATGAAGAACTGATCAGGGTCAATAAAGAATATATCATCCCTAAAAAAGCTCTTGCCGCTTCTTTGCTTACCCCTTATGTCGTTGTAAAACTTAAATACATTATGGTGAACTAGGAGTATATCTCCTACCATAACAGGACCGATGTAGTTTATTGGAAGCTCTACGACTTCTGCGTATCTATTAGAAAACTTGTGGTCCTCCTCCGAAGTGCTAACTATAAAATCAATCCCACCAATTTTCTTTGTGTTGTCGTATCGCTTTCCGTTCACAGGTTTTACTATGAAGCAGAAAGGTGATTTCATTAATATGATATATTATATTCGATTGATACAGGCACGGTGTGGGTAAACTCCTTCCACAGCATTACCTCGCTTTTTTCATTTATGATATAAATCTTAATTGATCCAGAAGATGAATCAAACTTAATAAGATGTATCTCATTGGTTTCGTTCAACACCTTCTGACCAACGATATAGTGCATTGCACCTCCCTTATAGTCTGGACCAATAGATACCTTTCGGATGTCCATAAATTAAATTATTAATGCACTACACCTAAGTAATCCGTGCCGGTAATTCTATAAACATTCCCAGCAACTAACCCAGCAGTCAGAGCGGCTGCATTGTTTGCGTATACAGGAACATTTGGTAATGGTAAAGAAAGAATAGACCCAATGGTATAATTCTTTGTCTCGTTGGAGTTGGCAACTTCAGTACCAATTAACTTATCAGAAATAGATGGGGTCCCATCAACTGCGTATGAACTAATCTTTCCCATAGGTTACCTCCCCTGTTTTGATATTTATTACGGCGTTAGCTCCGTACTTTTCAATAAGTTCTTTCTCATTCACACTAAACTCATCACGAAGCTGCTTGATCTGAGAAAGGATTGAATGCTTCTGAATCTCAATATCACCCAAGGCAATCTTAGCCTGAGTGAAAGTGTTGTTCATTTCCTGAATCTTGGTCAGCTCTTCTTGAGTTAATTGCTTGTTTTCCATTTTTATTTGATTTTTACAAAGATAACTATTTTTCAAGGATACTTTTCCATCCTATCTCCCTTTGATATCTAATGCCCCATCCACTGTTTGACCTAGAAATGCTGAGCACATTTCTATTCAACCTCATACCAAGAGACACATCGTACCCATTCTGCCACCCAGTTACGCCAGCGACAAGGGCTTTATCCCTCTGCGATATAACAGCCGTCTTCCTTCTGTTCTGGAACCTGACATTCATTGAGTCGATTCTGTTTCTAGAGAGCTTCTGTCTAATTACAATGAGGGCACTAGAATCATTCTTGACTGTATCGCTGTACTCAACTATCGCATGATAGTCTCTCATAATCGCCGCAGTATCAACGTGTTCCATAACGTATGTAGTGTCACCATCCTTTATGATAGTATCATATGATGTTATTGTGTCCCTATATGTTATCTTGTATGGCACCGGCTTATCCTTGTATACCATATACGGAATAGAATCGCCGGGCAGATACTGAACATCAACGCTGGGCTTTGGCTGGCACTGCTTCATAAGAATGAATACAGTGATTGCCGCAACCAAGGCAGACAATACGTTCTGAATGGTGTTTCTATTTATCGAAACCTTGATCATAATGACTTAAGCATTTGGATCATCTTAGGGTGTGGGTAGATGTCAACCTTGTCTGCCCTAACAGAGTTATGAGTAAACACCCCATTCTCTCCCCGAAGAGCCCTTTGAGTAACAGTCCAGATGTCCTCGTTGTACTTAAGAGGGATTCCGTATCTGTCCTTCCAAAGCAGTAGCAGGTCCTTGACAGACTGTATCTGAGCGTCAGAGTAGTTGTGGAAGTAGATGTGTCTTTTGTATGGGACATCAAGTTTTATCACGTCCTTTTCTGGAACCTCGCCACCAACGTAGTTATAGAACTTGCCACCAGTAAAGCTAAGCTGACCCCAGTTGCAGATCTCAATGCCAATTGAAATCTTATCTAGGTTTATGAATGGTACCCCGAATGCATCAAATACCGATCGCTTAACCCCCAAGTGATAAGCCCAGTACCTAGAGCTGAACCCTTGAACAATCTTACCATCCCCATCTGATGATCCCGGACCAGCGATAGCAACACATGTAGCTACCCTCTCTGGATTGGAAGCCCACCACTTAAATACATTTGTGCCACTAGAATTGCCAGCAGTGTGATGGAGATATATCTGCTTCTTTGGATACTCCTCCTGAATATACTGACCAGTCGGGAATTGAGTTTGGATTATATTCATCTTCCTTGCCCCCTGTATGGTTTTTTGTATAGCTTACTCTTTTTGTTATTGCTAGTCTTTGTCTTAGCCTGTACGCCCCTTGTCTTAGGTTTTTGTACGTACAACGAACTAGATACCTGCTTCGCCATCTTCTGTAAAAAAATTAGAAATAAACTTTCCTATGACTCCAATCACCATGATGATTGTACCCGCCATAGGGTGCCCATTCAATACTACTATACCTGCACCAAATGTGCCAGCAGCAGCAAGGCTATCCCCTAAGATTCTCAACCTCTTTGGTGTCGGAGCAAAATAATGTTTCCAACCGAACCTCATTCCTTATCTTGTTTAGTGCTCATCTGAATACACAAAGCATTCAACTGCTCTGTAATCTTATCAAGCTTATAAGATATTTGATCGTCCTTCTTCTCTACCACAGACACTCTAATCTCAAGCTCCTTTAGCTTAAGTGATACCTTTACGTATATACTAACTAACCCAATAAGTATCGTTACCGCCTGCCCTATTAAAAATATATACAAGTCTGGCATATTGATTCTGTTAATTTATAGGTGATTGAGGAATTAAACCTTGAGCATCAAGCTGATTGTATAAATCAATTATACTACCAGAGTTTGCTTTCTGCCAAGCAATCCAAGCATCGGAATATCCGTACTCATTTATTTCGGCTGCAGCTGAATCGTGCTGATAAATAAACTGATCGGCAAAGGTTGAAAAACCTTGCATATAAGAAACTCCATATTGGACAAGAGATCCAAACTTAGTTATGTACTCTTGAGAATTAATGTTAGCCATATTATTGAGCAAAGATTAATTGTGAAAGATAAACACCTGTAGAGCCACCGGCAGTTCTATTCATAAGGACCTCAAACTTGATTAAGTTTGTCGGTGCACCGCCAGTAAGGATTGGTACGTTAAACGTTGATTGAAATCTTTGTACTGCAAAGTTGCTGCCAAACTCGCCTGTTCTACTGGCTACACCTATTGAATCAAATGTTCCAGAAGCGGCAGAGCTAGAATATGTTACCCTTACGCCAATCTGGTTTGCAACACCACCAAACTCCTCACAAGTGATTGTTGTTAAATTGTAAACATAGTTACTTCCAGATGTGGCAAATAGAGTCTCGTTTATTGGACTAAACAAAGACATTCCAAGCGTTCCAGCTCCAAGGTTCTGAGTGCCAGCCCCACCATTTACAGTGTAGCTTGCAATGTTGTTGAAGCCAAAATTGTAATATCTACTAGGATATTCATTTATCCACAATGAAGTGGTACTGTCATAAGTGAGCACCTGCTTATCAAGTATTGGATTCCCTGTTCCACCAATCAATACATCATGCAGTTCTTCAAGCTCGTAACCATTCTGTACTGTAACAAATATGGATCCAACCAATCCAACAGAAACAACCTTACAGACCATAACCGTATGGGCTGGAGCTACTGGTTTTGTTCCGGTAAGATCTCCACTTGTGCTCAAGTAAAGAATTTGACCAGCAGTATATGTGCTTGTATTTATTCCAGACAACAATCCATTTGTAATAACATACCCATTATTGTTATTGGATATGTCAGCCATTATTACACCAAGCGTAGATGCTGATGTAGCATCAGATGTATTATCGGCAAGAGTAACTGTAGGTCTTCCACCCTGCTGCCCATTTATATAAACAACCTTTCCCTTAGTCAGTGTTACACCAGTCTGGTTATTTACTCTCTGAACCAAATCATGACCAACAGATACAGACACACCAGTCTGTTCAGTGTCAACCTGAATACTCTTATCGAAATCATTCCATCTAACTCTTCCCTCAGAGTGAGTGGTAAGAGTCGGGGTTAAATCAAAGTCGATAGTCTCAACACCAACTAACGAAGACTCAACCATTATAATATCATCAGTTGTTGTATTCCCAAGTGTTGTTGTTTGTTGAAGAGTCTGACTACCGCCAATAGGAATTGATATATCGCCATTTGTTCCCGCAGCAACACCATTTACCGTTACAGGTATTGTTCTTGTTGTAATAATGTCTGGCATCTCTAGCGCTATGCCAGCAGACAGGTTAGATGTTCTAAACTGAATTTGAGTTCCTAAACTATTCCCCCATATCAGACGGTCCGTACCTGCTATTAAAACATCTACTCCAGATGCGACATAACCAAGAACAGCTCTACCCGAAACACTTGATAGTCTAAGAAAATCTGCTCCTCCAGAATCTTCTGTTCTAAAGTTAGCACCGTTCTCTGTTATTATATTCTGGTTGGATGTGTTACCAAGAAGTGTAACATCATTTAATGTCTGACCACTTGTAGTTACAGTCCAGCTACGGTCAGCAGATAAATCATAACTAACTCCATTAATAGTAAGGGTTCTTGTTGTTGGAACACCGCCCAAACCAGAGAGAGTATAGTTAGGGATATTCAAAGTACTTCCAATAAATGTAGAAGGACCAGCAGAGCCAGTAGTTGTAAGAGCTATAGGGCTTTGCTTACTATCGAATGTTGTCCAGTCTGCTGATGAAAGAGCCCCTCTGTTTGTGGCGGAAGCGGTAGGTACATTCAATGTAATTACAGGAGTTGTACTTCCTGTAGCTACAGAGCTATTAAGATCCGTTCCGGTTGTACCTAAAGTCAATGCGCTAACACTAGTCACCGTACCAACACTCCAAGATCTATCCGCAGACAGATCAAATGCAGTACCATTGATAGTCAATGTTCTAGTAGATGGGACACCTCCAAGACCAGACAATGTGTAGTTTGGCACATTTAATGTGCTACCCACAAGTGTAGATGCACCAGAGGAGCCAGTTGTTGTAAGCGTGATTGCGTCCTGCTTACTATTGAAAATGTTCCAGTCTGTTGATGTAAGGAATCCACTTGCTAAAGAAGTAGCAGCTGGCATACTAAACTGACCAGTAGTATTGTTATACTGCAATGGAGAAGCAGCAGACAAGCTAGTCAAAGAGATACCTCCAAGCCCAGCAAGTGTATATGTTGGAACATTAAGAGTGCTACCAACAAGGGTAGATGACCCTGAGTTACCAGTCGTAGTGAGCGCAATCTGATTCTGCTTTGAATTGAATGTGGTCCAGTCAGCAGAAGACAGCGCACCTCTATTGAGGGCAGATGCAGTAGGAAGATTAAAAGTGTGAGTAGAGCCAGCAGAAGAGATCACAAAGTCTGTCCCAGCGGTACCAGTAGCGAACGTCTGACTAGAGTTTGTTAACCCATTCAATGAAGAAATAGCAGTGATTGTAAAAGTCCTATTGGCTGAAAGATCCTGAGTTATACCATTAATTGTAAGCGTTCTACTGGTAGGAACACCACCAAGCCCACTAAGAGTGTATGTTGGGACATTAAGGGACCCTCCAGAAAGAGTAGCCGAACCAGAGTTGCCAGTTGTAGTAAGCGTAATAAACTGACTGAACGCAGCAATTGGAATCCTTACGTTTGCATTCGTAGTAGGACTGTATCCTACAATGAAATTATTCACATCGTAGGCGTCTAAATTAAACTGCGAAAATTTTATGTTTGCCATAATTATTCTATAATTAAGTTATTCCCCGATTCGCTAATAATAAAATCAACTCCACTTTCTGTAATCATAAAAGAGGAGCCGGGTCCGGGCGATCCGCCCAGAATAAGGTTCCCCACATAATTCCCTATTGCAATCATTAATCCTGTCATATCACCAGAGAGCTAAAATGTTAGTAGCGCTTGTTGTTGCTAGAACCTTTGACACCTTTACTGGAATGAATTGACCGGAAAGAACTCCTACAAATGTTACGGTATCTCCTCCAATCGTAACAACACTAATATCACCAGCTGCTCCAATATAAAGAACGCATCCATCATTATTACCACCAGCATAAATAGTGTAGGAGTTTGGAGATGTAGTGAAGATACTTACATTAATCTCTAGAACAGTAGCAGAGATAACTTTTACAACTGTAGCTGCTGTTGCAGTAGATAGGTTATATACAATATCCCCGGTCTGAACATTCAGGGCTATAAAATTTTTTGTCGAATCAACCAACTGAAAAGTAGACGGAGCAGTATTGACCCCGCTCACGGTTACCGCCGGGAAAGGTACCTCGCAGTCATTTGAAGGAATAACACTCAGCGCTCTACCTACCTGTAATTTTTGAGTTGCCATTTTTTACTTTTTATCTTTATAAGGAAACATTCTATTGAGTGCGTCCTTTCTTTGTTTACATCCACAATCTTTTCCGGTAGCCTTTGAGATCCCTTCTACAACCTTCTTAATCCCTGTTGCAGTGGTAATCTTTTCGACCGTGTCCCCAAACCCCTTGCTTCTTTCATTCAATTTCATTTCTTCTTGATTAAAAGTTTTTTTACAATTCCATTCCACACATCAACAACACGACCCCACCAGCGCTGCACACGGTGACCCGCCATAACAAGTTGGAACCCGAGCCATAGCATAAATCTACCCATGCTGCAAAGTTATTGAATATACTGACTAGATTTTTGAAACACGTCTTCCCATCCCAACCCTAGACTTCTCAGCCTTCTTGGCTGCCAGAGTGGATGGGCTTATCTCAGATCTTGTTCTTGGTGTCTTCGAAGACACACGCTTTGATGGACGGCAGTACTCGTTCTTACCTCCAGCACCACATGGCTTATTTGTCCTAGTGTCCACCCACTTCTCAGCCTGCCATCTCTTTAGGCTAGTACCAGCCTCGCTCTTCCTTACGCTACCAGAACCCTTACGGCACTTGGCAATAGCCTGAGATGCACGAGCTGATGGGAACACATCGTACTGCGCCTTGACCTTCCTATAGCAGGCGTCCTTCATTACTTCTTCTCAGACAGTCTTATCTTCTTGTCTTGAGCTTTAGCTGCTCTACCTAAAAGTCTGTCAGCCTTTTTTTCTCTGCCCTCATCAACAGCTTTGTAACCCTTTCTTACAAGCTTGTCTTCTTTTTTTTGAAGACGGTCAATGACTTTGTTTCTGAATGGTATGCTATTGTAGTCCATTAGTATTTCCCTTTTTTTGTTTTTGGTGAAGCCTGCGTCGACCCCCCGGGTCCAGCCCATAGGTTCTTACAAGCCCAGTATCTTGGTGTTAACTTGTCGTTTGCTGTATCGCATTTGTGTCTAGCTCGAAAAGAAGACCGTGCCGCTGCTGAGTAGTTGTGTCCGTAACCCTTAGCACCGAAATGCAGAAGCTTCTCCCTACCTCCCGAACAGGCTAGGACCATCTTCTTCTTGCCGGGGCGATCTGATGCCACGACACGGTTGCACTTCATTTTCGATTTCTCTGCCATTAATTACTTGGCTCTCTTAGACTTCAAAGACTTGGCAGCACCTTTCATAACTGCTTTAGTTACAGCCTTCTTAGCAGCAGTCTTAGCTACCTTCATGGCTCCGCTTTTTCCGGGGGCACCGAGGATGCTAGACTTAGGCAGACCTGATGCGCCTTTAGTTGATACGTTTTTCATTGTTGTTTTATTTTTTGGGTTTAGGTTTTCCTACAGCTGATTGCACTTTAACCGTGCACGGTACGCTTGAGTTTTTCATTTTGTTTATTTTTTTCTTTTGTATACAGATTCACCAAGACCGCTAAGCCCTTGAAGTCCAGCGATTCTAGATGATGTGGCTCCAACTTTTCTTCTACTTTCAGCCTTTTGTTTTTTTAGCTCCCTCTCCCTTGCCTTTGATACAGACTCGGTAAGACTGCTTGTCTGCTTCTGAAGTGAACTCAGTCTATCGATAACACTGTTACGAAAGTTAATGTCATCGTTAGTAACGTCGGTCTTCTCTTTTGAATTAGTACCGTTAGACATAATTACTTATTGAACTTCCTGTTACCGTATGTGTTTCCACCAACATAGCAGCCCTGACCAACCTTGCAGTTTCTTTTATTCTGACGATCAATCTGCCTCTGCTCCTTACCCTTGCCGCTCATCATGAACCAGTTGTCTTTAGACCCGAACACCTTCTCAGCAAAAGATGATCCGCTTTTCTCCTTTGGCTTAGTTGTCTTTAGTGCTACTCTATCTCTTGACTTTGAGCTATAACCTCCACTACCAGCAGCGGCATCAGGTGTCATTACAATAGATCTAGTGGCTGACCCTGTCTTTGCAGGAACGCCGGCAAATCTTTTTTGAGCAGGCTTCTCGGTTGTCCCGCTAGCTGATGAGGTCTTCT